TTATCTTTTACGGTATCGAAAGCCTTTGCCCATCGCTCAAGCATATCTGGTGTTTTGCGGTTCTGATCTAGGTATCCCTCATGGAAATGAGACTTTCCAGCATCCCATTTGAAGTCAAAACCCAACAATGCAATTCTACCACGACATCTCTGATATGCGAGGTTCAAGGCTGCGAAACCACTATCATAACCTCGTAATCCACCAACCTCGGCGAAGCCATCACCGCGCTCTCGTCGAACATGAATTGCATCTGGAATTATGATCTCGTCATCATAACTCTTGGCTATGATCTTCTCACCATGAAAGGCCTCTATCTCAGCCTTACATTTGCGCGGGAAATGCCTATCAATAGTGACTAATGATTGGCAATTAGCCAACCAAGCTGATTTATTCGCACCGACGCGAGGAATGTGTCGGGGTAGCTTGTCGAAGTCAAAGCCACTTAAAGATGGGCCAGAGGCAATAACAAAGCAATCAATATCCGTAAATGTCTGGGTCATATCCACGCGGCGGGTTAGCGAACTGGTCCTGCTTGAACTTAGGTTGGACGCGGTCGTTGTTTAGGTCGTTCGATTCAATGTCGGAATAAGTCAAACCACCAGCGGCAGGTACACCAAGACCCTTTGTACCATGTTTTTTGGATTGGGCATCCAAGCGTACTGCTAACTTATAGTAGCCTTCTGATAATTGGCTATAGTCACTAGATACGTCTTCAAACTTAGTATCAACGTAATTTGCATATTTGCCCGCCAACGCCCGTGCGCAGATCGCAGCGGCAGAATACACATCATTTGCGCTTTGATTAAGCGCAAATGCGATCTCTTCATCCTGCAATTCAGCGTCTGCGATATTTGTATCACCGACCAGCCAACGCACAGCATCTGAATTTGAGTTAGAAGGATCAGTGTAACTGACGGTCATATCGTTATCCCTATAAGGTGTTAGTCGCGAGCGCGAAGCCAGCGAATCTTATCCCCATCTGCTGCTGCATCAAACCAGAGTTCGTCTAGCGAATTAAGTTGCACTGCCATAGACTCACCAACACCCAATGGAAAACCGTCAGCCGAAGTAATGTCATTAGAACCCGTATTACCAAAGAACACAGCATCGCTGTTTCCTGGATCGGCTTTAAGAACAATCCAAACAACCTTGTCGTTGGACGCCTTTGGGTAGGTTGGGCCTTGCACTGCTGTGCCAGCGGTAGTCACAGTGATAACACCACTACGAGCTTTAGCCATTGTTCATCTCCTTACGTTTGTCACGGATCACCTGACGCTGATCCACCTTACTTACCTTATAACCTGCGCCAATCGCATCAGCAATTCGTCGTAGTTCTTTCATGTCATCGATATCGTCGAGGTCATCCGTTTCAGACAAGATACTTTCGTTATCAAAATCAAAGTCGGTAGCATCCCAATACTGCTCTGCTTCTTCAAAATCATCAAGCGCCTTGTTTTGTGCAACGACAGTTTCAGGTTTTACCGTATCTTTAGTGGTTACGATATTATCGTCATGCGAAATCTTACCCGCATCAAACATCTGCGCAATTCGTCGCTGTGAAATACCAATGTTTCGCCAAGGCATAATCATACCAGGCTCATAGCGATGTCCATTTGCAATGAAGTATTTACGCGCAAAGACAGATTGCGTGGGGTCAAACTGTTTATTGATCAATCGGGCCATAGATTTCTCCTTTTGGCCTATTATACAAAAGAAAAGAGCGGCTGACTAGCCGCTCTTTCCGATAGCAATTTGATTATCGCTTAGGCGACAATCGATCCGAAGTAATAGCCCAGATCGGCGCTAACCAACTTCATGTCATATGCGGACTGGACCTCAATGCGAGTGCTTTCCAGTTCGTCACGATAGAAGCGCTTGGTTGCGAAACCAAAGGCGTTTGTCTGACCCATGAAGCCCGTCCAGCTAAACTGATAGCCGCCTGTGGGCGTCATCAGCGAAGGTGTTGGTGCAGCATATGTCAGCAGTGCGTTCTTACCACCGATGAAGCTGTGTGCGTTTGTAGCGCCCTGTGCAGCGGTGTTCTCGATGCCGCGCATAACCAGAACCTGCTCCAGACCGAACAGCGCAGCCAGAGTTTGCTCATTCACCGTTGCAGGGTTTGCAGTGGAGGATGTAGCATACTTCACACGGTCAACAATATCTGGGTGGTCAACCAGAGCGTCAAGAACACCCTTGGAGATTACCAGCTTGTTTGGTGTAAAGCCTGTGGACTCTTCAACCGCTGTGATAGCGTTACGCATATCGCCAATCGGATCACCAGCCGTTTGATCAGACCACTGGATTGTCTCACCAGAGGCAGGAGAAGAAGCAACACCAGTTTCTTCGTTTGTCCACTTACCAGTGGAGAAGAAGTTGCTAGACCAGAGCTTTTCACGCTGGATCAGCATCTTGTGTGTTGCGAACTCAGCCGCTGCACGTTCAACGTCAACCGATGGGTCAGCGTTTGCACGTACCTGATCAGGTACATCGTGGTGATAAGCGTAGACGTTGGCGAAATACGTTGGCGTATTGTCCAAGTCATAACCGCCACCAGCGGATTCAGTACCCGGTGCGCGAATCTGCGCTTCGTCGCGGTTGAAGTCACCACGATCAAATACAAAGTAGCGATCAGACTGCTTTGTGACAGGAACATTAGGGAACACTTTGCCCGCAATGAACTTATCAGCGGTCTGGAGGTGAGCCACCGAGATGTTTGTCAGTGCCGCGTCAACGTGGACGGCGCTGTTGGTAGGTTGTGCCATTGTTCAGGCTCCTCTAATTAAGCCGCGCCGCGCGGCTGGAAGTTGATGGTGATGACTTCACCTGAATCACCGCCAGTTACGGCTGTACCCAAGATAACGTCACCGCTTGCGGCAGTGATTGCAGCACCATTGAGATCAGAAGCGACCGCTGCGCCTGCGGCAACAGTACCACCAGCAGTTACGCGAGTGTCACCGCCGATTGCAACTTCTGCTGCGCGGCCTTTTGCGGCTGGGTCATTCAACAGGACACCGATTGCGGCTGCGCCGTCGGTAGCTGCATCGATCTCACCATCAGCGGCCATTACCACGAAGTAAAATTGCTTCGCGGAAAGGTTAGCGCCAGCCACGTAGGTGACGCTAGTTTGAGAGTTCTTGTACGCCATCTATGCGTCCTCCTTAGTTGGCTTCATTTCGAGCTTCGGTCATCAAAGATGAACCTTCACCCGACTTAGTGACTTCCGCATATGCGGTCTCAAAAGGCACGTTGTTCTCTTTCGAGAAGTCAGTTGCCATCTTGTTCAGACGGAACGTGGCGGATGCCTCGTCACCGAGAGGGTTAGAACCGATCTCTTCCATCTGCTTCTTCAGCGCAGCGTCAGCCGACTTCAAAGTCTTGAGTACATCCTCGTTATCACCAACAGCCGCGAGCAACTTGCCCTTAGCAATATCAGTTCCAGCAAGGTTAGGCAGTTCAGTTGCACCGCGCTTTGCGAGTGCTACATCTTCCTGCGCTGCTTTGGCTTTCACCAATTCAGCCTCTTTGTCTTCAAGTGCCTTGAGAAGAACCGCTGGAACAGCGGACTTCTCGAAACGCTCACCTTCAACTTCGACATACTCAGGATCGGCTCGCTTTGTCAGCGCACCTTCCTCGATATCGAAACCAGCTTCATCAGCTTGCTTCATAAGCTCTGCTTTTTCAGCTTCAGCGCTTTCGGCACGTTTGGTCAGGTCATTAACCTGGCCCTCTAGCGCCTCCAGCTTATCTGCGAGTTCTTGAGGGTCCATATCATGACCTCCTTTCTCTGTTTTCTCGCCCATGCACATTTTCATGGCTTCCTCTTTCGAGTAACCCTTGTCCATGTACTCTTTCATCTTAGCCATCTGTGGCTCAGACATATCTTCTTCTTTCATGGTATCTCCACGCTTAAAGAGGGTGATTCTTGCATTCGGATCGGCTGGAATATCCACACCCGAAACTTCAGTTAGCTTAATGTTTTTGAGTTTACGTGGCATCATATTCCTCATAGTCACCAGCTTTTCCGCCAATACTGAAACCAGTATAGTCGCCAGACTTGTATGCTCCCATGACCTCCTCATTATCGGGCTTCATAGCTACGATCCAACCTTCACGGTCGGAGTAGATATCAAAGGCCTTCATAATATCGCTGGTCAATGGGAACGAATGGACGAACTTACCAACATTCTCACCCTTATGCATTACTTTTGCATTACGAGAGTTAAGCATGAAGTCAGTCGCCATCTTCTCCATTTCAATAGGCTCAATGGAGTCGCCTTGGGTATCAACAAGGAGTTTGCCATCCTCAGTTGAAACATACGCCCAACCATAGACAAGCCCTTGTTCATCATTGACTTTGAGAACAACGGCTTCCTCTTGGGATTTATTTACATCTACCTGTGGCATTACAGTCCTAATAATCGCTGAAATCGCTTGCTCAAGCAACCCCTCCTTGACAGGAACATCATC